GGAACTTTACCTTGCTGTACAGCTAAATAAAATGGAATGTCATCAACTGTACTTCCACCTGTTATTGGATTGACATTATTACAAGACATTATGAATGATTACTCCCTATAAACCAAGAGTATCTTTCAGTTTCTTGTTTTAGTTCATCTAAAAATGTTGAATTTAATTGTTCTACAACTAAAGAAACTGCTCTGTTAATTTGTTTCTGGTTAGAAACATCATATTCTTGTTTAGGTTCCGGTAATCTTACTACTATCTTAGCCATTAGTATCCTTGTCTTCCTCTACTTGATCTTGACTCAAATTGACCACTACCTTCTGATGTTCCTGCTTTATCCGCAGCTGATGTATCAAAACCACCTCCAGGTCCTGTAAACCCTTGTCTATCAGCACGTGCATATACATCTGCATATGCTTGTCTTGCTCTTTCTCTTTGTTCTTGTTCTCTCTCTTGTCTTACTTTTTCTAAATAATTTTGAGCAAAATCTAATTTATTTTGTTTAAATTTATTATTTAATATTCCAAGATTTTGCAGTCTAGTTAATTCTTTTAATTCATTAATTCTATTTTGTTCATAATTACTAAACGCAGAAACAATATTTCTACCAAAAGGATCTTGTCTTGCACCTAAATTTCCAGATGATAGATCTGATTTGTATCCATATGGGTCATAACTTCCACCAAAATAATCAAGACCTACTTTATCGGTTGGAGATTCTTTAATACCACTTAAAAGAGATACTAATCCTTGACCTAAAAAAGGTACTCCTGTTATGGCACTAATTGCCATTCCTGGTATTTGTTTTGCAAAGTCAAATCCTTTTATTGATTTATCTTTTAAAAAACTTCCTAACCCACTAAAATCTTCTACTAATGCATCTTTAGTTTGACCTAAACTAGTTGTAAAATCATTTGGTAAATTTCTCATATCATTCATAAATTGATTACTATATGAAAATTGATTAGGAATAGTATTAATTCCCATTGGTTGTTCAAAACCTGGTAAACCTAATTCAGTTATTTCTTGATCAGTATATCTATTATATTCAGGATTATATTCTCTATATTTATTTATTAAATTTAAAGTCTCTTGATCCATTATCGTCTTCCGTCTGGTTGTGTGTCTAATCTAAATGTACCTAGTTTCCAACTTTGAGAAACACCCGTATTTGCTATCTTTAATGACATAGCTCTACCTCTAGCACGTGTATCTACCTTATCAGTAGATGATGTAATTGTAAAGGGACCAAGTGGTGAACTTGCGTAAGCATCATTAGAATAATTACGTAATTGTAATGTTATTTGTGTATCTCCAGTTTGTGATAAAAAGTCAGGAATAAATCTTCTGACTTTCATAATATATTCACCATCACCTCTTAAATCAGGCATTCCTGTAGACTGACCCGTGATACCTCTTCTTGCAGCTATATCAAAGTCTCCGGATTCGATATTAGATGTGATTGGAGTTATACTTGCTCCTTGAACCTGATCAGTTCCTTTTTCATGTTCATAATATATAGTGCTACCATCTGTATTTCCTATAACATCAAAAGAACTATTATCTGCAGCATTATATTGAGTTGCATGTGGTAATCCAAATACAGAAGAATCAACCCATGTTGTTCTTGCTAAAGTGCCTGTTGTCCAAATAGGTCTTTGAGGAGATGATTCAATATAGTTGTAAGTAACACAAGCATTTACAACAGTTGAACTTCCTGTACAATAGAACCAAGTTATTTCTCCAAACAAATTATTTAATCCTGCATTAATTAATTGTGATGCAGTTGTGTTTAAATTATTAAATACATAATCTTCTACTAAACAAACCATAGATTCTAAATTACCAGAATATTTAAAGAATCCATTTTCAGACATCCAATAAGCAGCACCATCTACTTCTATTGCCGCACTTTCACCAATCAGTCCACAGTTTGTCCCTACTTGTGCAAAACCAAATGTAAATGGAGCACCTACAAAACGCATAGTAAATAAAGAAGTATCCGTCCAAACATATATTGCATCTCTACCTCTAACGGCTCCCACAATTCTAGAACCATCTGATAGTCTTTGTGTACCTGCAGTATTAACTGAAGTCGGTGCATACTCATTTATATTTTCTTGATCCGAAAATCTTATAAACATTAAATCTTGTGTAGTTGGGTCACCAATAGTTGTTTCAGTTCCAAAAAACACTAAGTGTCGATCAGGCGTTGACACTAACATATCTCTTGATGCTGTTGGTGCACCCGATATAATTGTTGCTCTTGTATTTACTGCATCTGTTGCATTTGAATCCCATTCAAAACATTGTGCATCATGAATTAATGCAATTACTTTTGCACCGAAGTTATCAATAGACCATTCACCAGGATCAACTACAAAATCTCCTGATGCCGCTTCGCCCCAACCAATATAATCAGTAGTATTAGTAATTGTATCTCCAGCATTATGTGTTGCAGCTGTGGTGTTTCTTACACCTCTTGTAACACCAGTTAATTCACTTCCAGAAATACCTGTGTAAGATAATTCTTCAGAACCTATTTGAACATAGTTAGTACCTGAAGTTGGAAATAAAGCACTGTCTGTTAATTGAATACCTGTTGTTTGAACAGCGTTAATTGAATTTACTAAAGTAGTTGTTGCTTCACCTGATACTGTTCCACCCCATTGACCTAACCCATAACCGAATCCCGGTAACTGTTGAGAAGGTCCTACAGGATAATAATGTTGTACTCTTATTCCTCCAGATAAAGTTGCACCTGCACCTGTTTCAGCTGTAGGCATTGTAATAGTTAAAGTAGTAGATGTTGGTATAGATGTAACCATAAATTTTTTATCATCAAAATCTGCTGCGGTATAATCTGATCCAGTGATTGCTGTAAAATTATCTAAAAGAATAATGTCATTTGCATTTATTCCATGATCTGTACTAAATGTAATTGTAACAGATGTTGAACCATTAACTGTGGTAAATGCATTTGTTAAAGTAGTTGTCGATTGAATTGGGTGAATGTCATAAAATATACCACCTGTGTAAGCGTATAATATTCTATTAGTTCCTATGATTGCAAATTTAGTACCTGAATTATTAACGATATGATGCAAGGCTCTGGCTGCACCAGTTAATTTATTCTCACCTAACTGTGCCCAGCCACCTATCTTTTCAGGTGTACCATATCTAAAACGTACATTATCCCCACCAACCCATTGTCCTTCGGCTGTGGTTTCTGTAATCTGTTTATTGAACCCTGGTTGAAAACCTATCTTTTGTAGCATATGGCTCCATTATAATACTATTTTACAAATGATGGTAGACCTAACATAGGTCTTCCGTCAAATCTGTTTTTATCAGCAAATGGGCCATTCACATGATTATAGTGTAAAAATACTTGGCCGCAAATGTTCCCGTCAAAAGGCTCTCGCCAATGTTCGAGTTCACAGCCACTATATACTAACATATCGCCTACATCAAGCAATACCTTTGTACCTGCTGGAGCATTAGGTTTATGTATTTCTTTATATTCATCAATAACTGAATTAGCTCCTGTACCATCTATAAATATAGGCCACGGATCACCTCCTAAGTTTAAGGTACAAGATATTTCACAACTTGGTCGATCTTTATGTCTTCTTAATTTGTCACCTCTTTTATAAGCTCTTGCATAAGAATAAGTTGGAATTAAATCTAAACCTGTGTGTTGTTTCATCACTGGTAACATCTTTACTAATAATGTTTCCATTACAAAATCACCATAACAAGAAAAGGTATTAGGTATTTGTGTATCTCCCCAAGTTCCTAACATTGGTGATTGTGAATGAATATTGTTTTTGTACATAAAATGCACTGCATCTCTTTTAAGTAAAAAGTAATTGAGTATAAAATTAGATAACTCATAACTAGCTGCATTTTTAATTACTTGATATTTTTGTTGTTGAAATGTCATACAAACATACCTTTCTGTAAAAAGTTAAATGATACTGATATTCTAATTTCATTCGATTCATTAGGATCTACACAATGCATTAACCAAGATGGAAACATAATGAGTCTTCCATCTATAGGTTCATAATGCGTTTCTCTATAGAGTCTTGGTGGTAGTTGTCCTGGTTTTTGTTTTGGTCGTATCATAGAAGCTGAGGATCTTGGATCATCTACTTTTAAATGTCCAGAGTTCTTAGGTGCTTTTACATAATACACACCAGACCATAATGAATTTGGATGTTGATGAGCTCTATTCATTCCTCCAGGAGGATTGACGTTGGCCCACATATTGCCTAAGAAAGGTTCACTTTCTAAATGTTCTTGATCGTAAATTGTTTTTTGAGCTTCATATAACATATCGACTAAATTTTTATATTCTGGTCTTAAATGCATATCCGTTGTTGAGTGCCAACCTTTTACATTAGTTCTAACCACTCCTTTATCTTGATTAGACCAAGCAACAATATCTTTTTCTAATTCTTTAT